AACCGCCTGACTTGTTCGTGAACACCAAATCCGGGTTTTTCCACCGTCCGCCAATTTTGAACCGCCGCTGTGCCTGTATGAACCTGTGTTTTTTCAGCAGCCCGATAATATATGCCGGCAGGATAATGCGGCGAATGCTGTCCGCTGTTTTCGGTTCCTGCCTGACGTATTCCCCGCCAATGCGAACAAGCGTATGCCGTATAAACATTATGCCTGTATCAAGGTCTATATCTTCCCAATACAGCGCGGAAAGTTCCCCTGCGCGAATACCGGACGCGATAAACAGATTGATAATGACTTCAAATTGAAAATCATCCTGTTTGGAGAGCAAGTCCAGCAGTTCATGAGCTTCATCAAGATAAGCGGCGGGCGCTGTGTCCACTTTCGGCGGCGTCACCAATTTGCAAGGGTTTCGGCGCATGATTTCCTTTTTGACCGCCGCCGTGAAGATGGCCGACAGGTTCAGTTTCAGCTTGTTTGCGGACGCCCCCGACAAGCCGTGCCTTTCCGTCACATCGTCAAATACTCTGTCAATCTTCATGTCAAGGCCGGCGGCAATCTTTTCAGCCGTGGCGCGGGAAACCGTACTGCCCCGCAGCGCCGTGTAAAGCGTGGAACGTTCAATACCGGCTTTGTCCGCCAATGCCTGCCGCGTCATACCGCCGCATAACGCCTTGTCTTTCAGCCGGAAAGACTGTTCCATATTGCCGGATTTCTGCAATTCCGCAAACAGGCTGTCAAGCATGGGCGGCGTGATGTTTTTCAGCTTTTCCCGTCCGATTACGGGCATGATATGGTCATATATACCCTTACGATAATTGACAAGTACGTTCGGTTTCAATGTGGATGGCGCAACTGTGGAATAGTACCATTCCGCGAGTTCGGCAAACGTCCTGTTTTCATCAAGGGCAACATAACCCTTGATTTTTTCTTCCCATACCGCTGCATACTGCTTTGCGAGTTTTTCCGCCTTGCCTGCTGTTACCCCGTCCGGCGGGCGGAACGTTGTTGTTTTCTTGCGCTGCTTTCCGCTTTCATCATAACCCATATAGGCGGTTATGGTGAACGTATCGCCGCGCTTTCTAATACTGGCCATAAAAGCACCCTTTCCTATTGTATATTCATATTTGCCCGCATGAATTCAAGCAAATACGTTTCCATGTACTTTGCGGCTTTCCATTCGCAGAATTCGCTTTCATCCTCTGCGCCGCTGTCCGCGTCTGCTTTAACCTGCCGTTTTCTTCCGTACCACGTCGCCGCCCGTTCAAGGGCAAGATAAAAATCCTTGTCCCCCAACAATCTATCCAGCATAGAAAGCATATAAGGACTATCTTCAAAATACCCGTCTTTAATCAGTTTCATGTTCTCAACGGTTCTTTCCGACAGTCCGAGCATTTCCCGGACGGGAATATCTTCAAGAACGGTGCCTGTAATGAGAAAATCCGTGGTAACGTCAAAGTATTCCGCAATTTTCAGCAGTTTGTCCACGTTCGGCTGTGTTTCCCCCGTAGTATAAAGGGAAAGCGTTTGCGGACGGACACCGACAAAATCAGCAAGTTCTTTTTGCGTTGTCCCGTTCTTGTCCATCAAGTCCCGCAGTGTTGCCGCAAAATGGGAATTGTACAGTTCGATTGACGAACCTTTTCTTGTTTTCGGCATTTTCTTTTTCCTTTCAAATGACGATTTTCTTGAACATTCAAAACATAGTTCAAGAAATATTGACTTAGCAGAAGAACCTGCTATAATTAAATTATAAACAGGGGAAACGTATTTGTCAATATGTAAATTCAAGAAAATTAAATTACAGAAAGGGGACGCGGCCGTGGAGAAGCCCGCACTGACTATCAAGGAAACAGCAAAGGAATTCCACTTCCCGGAATACGCAATCAGAACACTTGTAAAACGCGGAGCGTTCCCTGTGATACAGGTAGGCAACCGCTGCTACATTACACGGGAGATTTTCGCGGAATATTTGCAGAAAGGGGGCGAAACGTTTGCTGCTGCACGTTGACACGGTAAAGTTCAAATGCAAGCCGACAAAGAATGAAATCGGCAGCATAAAGAAACGGTTCACTAAATCGGCAAGCATAAAGGAGTTATCCGCGAAACAGCTTGCCGACAGTCTGACAACGGGACGGACGGTGCAGCCCGGCGTGACCCCTTATTCAGAGGAGAGCCGCAAAAAAGGTTTCAAGGGAACGAACGACGCGGATTTTACGCGGCAGATTGTTTTCATGAACGACATAGACAACAAAAAGAAAGAGGTTCCGCAGGAAACCCCGGCGCATATCGCGGCGGTTTTGGCAGAACACAATCTGAAAGCGGCGTTCATGTATGAAACGTTCAACAGCACCCCGGAGCAGGTACGGTTCCGCTATGCCCTTGTGTGTGATGAGGAAATCACCGACCGGGCGGAACGTGACCGCATACAGGGCGCAATCATTGCAATGTCCGCGCAGGCCGATACGGACTGTATCAACGCCGACAGAATATTTTTCGGTACGGACAAGGGACTGATTGCCGAATATACCGACCTTGACGCGGTATGCCGCAAAGCTGACCTGCTGGCCTTTGCAGATGTTTACAAACTGCCGGAGCCGCCAAAGCAGACGGCGGACAAGCCCGCATTTGCGGACATTATCCCCGTAGGGCGGCGCAACAGCACCCTTGCAAGCGCGGCGTTGTCACTCTTAAAGAGGTTCGGCGAAACGGACGGCAGGGCATACGACGCTTTCTTACAGATTGCCGCCAAATGCGAACAGTCCCTTGACGACAGGGAGCTTGCGACGATATGGAACAGCGCGGTAAAGGGCTACCGGGAAAAGATACTGACTAACCCGGAATATCTGCCCCCGCCGGAATATATAGCGCAGGAATTCGCAAAGAGCGTCGAACCGCTTGACTATACGGACGTAGGACAGGCGCAGCTGTTTTTTGCGCTGTACGGCGACCGCGTCCGTTACAGCACGGCGACAAAATGGCTTGTATATGACGGCATGAAATGGGACGAAAACGAAGTGAAAGCCCACGGGTTAGCGCAGGAACTGACCGACAGGCAGATTGTCGAAGCCCGCAGGCGCATGAAGAAAGCCCGCGTCGCGCTTGACAAGGCGGTTGAAGCGGGCGACGACGACAAGCAGGAACAGACGCAAGCCGCCGTTCGCGCCGCCGAAAATTTTCGGGGCTATGTGTTAGGCAGGCGCAAGACAAGCCGCATTGCGGCGACCCTGACCGAAGCGGAACCCGCCGCCGAAATCGCGGTTTCAGAACTGGACAAGGACGGCTTTATGCTGAACACGCCCGCCGGGATTGTGGACTTGCGCACAGGTAAAATGCGGCCGCATGAACCAATGGATTATTGCACCAAAATGACCGCCGTTGCCCCGTCATGCGACGGCATGGACGAATGGCTTGCATTCCTTGACCGCATGACCTGCGGCGACAGGGATTTACAGGAATATCACCAAATCGTCGCGGGCATGGAAGCCGTCGGCAAGGTGTACGTCGAGAATCTTATCATTGCAACGGGTATCGGCGGAAACGGAAAAAGCACGTTCTACAATTCGCAGGCGCGCGTCATGGGAGATTATGCCGGGAGCATTGCGTCCGATGTGCTTATCACGAACAGCCGGAAAAACAAGTCGCCGGAATACGCGGAACTGCGCGGCAAGCGCGTTGTCATCGCGGCGGAACTGGAAGAAGGCACACGCCTTGATACTGCCGTCGTAAAGAAGCTATGCAGCACCGACCCCATACGGGCGGAAAAGAAGTTCAAAGCGCCGTTCGATTTTATCCCGGCACACACGACCATTCTTTACACAAACCATTTGCCGAAAGTGGGAACGAATGACAAAGGTACATGGGACAGGCTTGTCGTGGTTCCGTTCAACGCGAGGTTCCGGGGAATGAAAGGCGAGATTTTCAATTACGCCGACTATCTGTTTGAACATTGCGGCGGCGCAATCCTGACGTGGATGATTGAGGGCGCACGGAAGTTCATTGCGGCGAAATACCACATTGAACAGCCCGAATGCGTCAAGCAGGCAATCCGGGAATACAAGCAGCAAAACGACTGGTTCCACAACTTCATTGGCGACCGTTGCGAAATCGGCAACAGCTTCACCGAGGGTTCGCAGGCAATGTATCTGAATTACCGGGCATATTGCGACGAAGTGGGCGACTACAAGCGCAGCGCGGCAGAGTTCAAGAGCGAAATGCTGAAAGCCGGGTACAAGTGGCATAAATCCAAAACAGGCGCGTCATATTACGGCGTTCGCCTTGCGTCGGACTTCCTGCCGGAAGCCCCTGCTATCCCGCCGCTTTGCGGCAGCGGGTGACGGAGGGTGACACCCAAATACTTAAATTCAATTTTTCAAAACAGGGCTTTCTATAAGCAAGGCTTGTAATTGCCCGTCACCGTCCGTCACCATGACGGAACAACCCCCCCGCCCATGCCGGGAAAGCAGCGGCGGCGGGCAACGGTGCAGGAGATTTCTTTTCCCCCGCATGAAAAAACAGTTTTAGAAAGGAGCGCAGGCACATGGGAATTTTATCAGCCCTGTTCCGGCAGAAAAAACAGCAGCAAGCCGTGATTGAAATCAACAACACGTTTTCCAGCTTCAGCGGCACGGCATACGGAAACGCGGCGTTCCGCGCGGCCGTTGACGCAATCGGCAGGCACGCGGCGAAATTACAGGCGCACAGCACAGACGGACAGCTGGAAGCCCTGCTGAACAACGCCCCAAACGCCTATATGTCCGGGTATGACCTGCTGTACAAAACAGCGGCGGCCTATTTCACAAACAACAATGCGTTTCTGCTGCTTGCCCGCGACGACGCCGGGCGCATTGCGGCGGTATATCCCATTATCCCGCAATCCGTGGAATTCCGTTCCGGCACGGACGGCGCGGTTTATCTGGAATGCCTGTTCACAGACGGCAGGCAGGCGGTATTCCCTTATACGGATGTCGTGCATTTGCGCCGTCACTTCCTGACAAATGACCTGCTGGGCGATGGAAACGCGCCGCTTTACCCTTTGCTTGATACGGCGCAAACGCTGACGCAGGGCATTTCAGCAAGCGTGAAGAACGGCACAAGCATTCGCGGCGTTCTCAAATTTACGTCGCTTGTCAATCCCGCGCAGGTAAAGGCAGAAAAGGAACGGTTTGTCGCGGACTATTTCAACCCGTCAAATTCCGGCGGCGTGGCGGCGACCGACCAACGCTTTGACTTTGTGCCGACCAATGTAACGCCGTACACGATACCGCAAGAGCAGGTGGAAGCCGTGAACCGCCAAATATACGACTATTTAGGCGTAAACGCAAAAATCATTTCCGGCGGCTACAACGAAAACGAATTCAGCGCGTTCTATGAAAGCGTGGTTGAACCGTTCGCCTTGCAGCTGTCACAGGAATTCAAGCTGAAATCCGGCGCGGAAATCACATTCACGGCGGAGCGCATGGAGTTTTCCAGCGCGGCAACAAAAATCAAGCTGCTGCACGAAGCCGCGCCGCTTGGCTTGATAACGGTAAACGAAGCGCGGCGTTTGCTGGCATTACCGCCCGTCGCGGACGGCGACAGGCGGTTGCAGTCCTTAAACTATGTTTCCGCCGAAAAAGCGGACGCATATCAACTGAACGAAAGCGAGGTAGAACCTGATGAAGCATGAAACACAGACCCGCCGCTATGAAGTACGGGCGGCGGAAAAGCCCCTGACCCTGACGGGTGTTGCGGTGGTATTCAATCAGCCCGCCGATTTAGGCGGCGTCAAAGAGATTATCGCCCCTGACGCCCTGCGCGGACTTTCCCTTGACGACGTTGTGCTGATTACAAACCACGACGGCGGACAAATACCCCTTGCAAGAAGCCCGAAAACCCTTTCCCTGACCGTTACGGAACAGGGGCTTGAAATGACAGCGCAGCTGCCGGACACAGAGCAGGCGCGGGCGGTTTATGAAGCCGTCAAGCGCGGCGACCTGTCGCAGATGTCCTTTGCGTTCGACGTGGGCGAATACGCCTTTGACGAACAGACACAGACCCGCACGATTACCCAAATCAGCAAGATTTACGAAATCAGTATCGTAAATTATGCCGCATACACGCAAACCAACGTACAGGCGAGAGCCGGAAAGGAAGAAAAGACCATGTTCAATCCCATTACCGCAAGCCTTGAAAAGGGCAGCGTCAACCCTGACACCCACAACACCCCGGAATACCGCAGCGCGTTTTTCAAGACCCTGCTTGGAAAGGAACTGACCGACGGAGAAACACGCGCCCTTGCGGCCGCACAGGCGGAAAAGCGTGCCGACGCTTTCAACACTCTGTCCAATTCCGCCGCTGTTGTTCCCACAACAACCTTGAATGAAGTGGTGAAGCAGGTGCGGGGCGTAAACGGGCTTTACAACGAAGTCCGCCTGTTTTCCGTTCCGAACAACCTGTCCGTCCCCGTGGGAACCCCCGCAGACGCGGCGGCATGGCACACCGAGGGCGCGCCCGTGGAGCGCAAGGACGTGACGACTGCCGCTGTGACCTTTACAGGGCGGGAGTTAATCAAAGTCCTGTCCATGTCCGCAGCCGTAAAACGCATGGAAACGGCGGCGTTTGAACGTTATTTGACCGACGAATTGAAAAGCTGCATTGCGGACGCTATCGGTGCGGCCATCGTAAACGGTACGGGCAGCGGACAGCCCACAGGCATTTTACCCGGCGTAACTTGGAACAGCGGCAACCGCATTCAGACGGAAACACTGACAGCCGACAAGCTGCTTGCCACTGTGGCCCTGCTGCCCGCCGGCTATGCGGGCGGCGCAAAATTTGCCATGAGCACCGCAACCCTGTTTGGCACGGTTTATCCGCTCAAAGACGGTATCGGCAACTACCTGTTCACCGACAGCGAGCGCGGCGGCGTCCGTCGTCTGTTCGGCTTTGAAATTGTAACGGACGACAATATCCCCGCCGGAACTATCCTGTTCGGGAATTTCCGCTATTACGGCGTAAACATTCCGCAGGGCGTGGCAATCGAGGTTTCCCGCGAAAGCGGCTTTACAAGCGGACTGATTGATTATCGGGCGCTTTGTATCGCGGACGGCAGGCCCATTGTTCCCGGTGCGTTCGTCAAAGTTGAGGTAACGGCGGCGTAATGCCGCCCTGCCCGGAAAGGACGGCAAGCTGTCATGATTTTTACGATTGAAGAAGCCCGCGACATCCTGCGGATAGACGGCGGCGATAATGATACCGTGATTTACGCCTTGCTGTCCGCCATTCCGCCCTATCTGGAAGCGACGACGGGTTACACAGCAAGCGGGAATTATTCCCCCGTGGCGCAGGCGGCTGGGCGGTTTCTGCTCCAACTGTGGTATTACGGCGAAAACGCCGACACAGACAAGCTGCAAAGGGTGATTGACAGCCTGCTGAAAGCACTGTCGGCGGAAAGGGCACAGTCATGACGCAAGCGCAGTTTTACCATAGCAGAGCATGGCGCAGACTGTCCAAAGCGTTCCTGATGTCCAAACATTACATTTGCGAACGCTGCGGACAGCCCGCCGAAATCGCTCATCACAAACAGTATCTGACCGCCGAAAACGTACTTAACCCGGAAATATCCCTAAACCCCGGCAACCTTGAAGCCCTTTGCGTGAATTGTCACAATGCGGAGCATTTCGGACAGGGCGGCGCGACGGCGGCGGGGCTTACCTTTGATGAAGCCGGAAATATCGTGAAAGTGAGGTAAACAGCCATGAATGAAGATTACAGACACGAATTGCAGCAGGAAATTGATTTTCTGTGGAACGAACTGGCATTCTTGCAGGGGCAAATTGCCGATGCCCGCAGGAAATGCGACACGGACGAATACACCCGCCTTTTCCGGGTGTGTCTGCCCGTACAGAAGCAATATTTGAAACTTTGCGCGGAACAGGAAAAACGGGCGGCTATGGAAAATGACGTTGACCCGCTGACCGCGTTCAATACACCGGCATGAACTATATCACGGAATATAACAGCCTGATACAGTCCGGGAAAATCGTTGCTTCAAGGCGGGTAAAAGCGGTATATGCCCGCCTTGCGGCGGCGACCGCCGACACGTCCGGGCAGTATGTGTTTGACGAAACCCGCGCAAACCGTCCGATTGACTTTATAGAACGGTTTTGCAAGCATTCAAAGGGCGAATGGGCGGGACGGGGTATTTTCCTTGAACTGTTTCAAAAGGCGTATATACAAGCCTTGTACGGCTTTGTGGACGCGGAAACAGGCTTGCGCCAATACCGGGAAAGTTTCTTCCTTGTGGGGCGCAAGAACGGCAAATCAACGCTGCTTGCGGGACTTGCCCTGTATATGCTCACGTCCGACGGCGAGGGCGGCGCGGAGGTATACAGCACGGCGACGAAGTACGCGCAGGCGCGCCTGCTTTTTGACGAGGCCCACAATATGATTAAGCAATCCCCGGCGCTGTCAAAACATTTTAGAAAGCGGAAAAACGACCTGTATTACGAACCTGCCATGGCAAAGTTTCAGCCGCTTTCCCGCAACTCTGACAGTCTGGACGGCTTGAACGCGAGTTTTGTTATCATGGACGAACTGCACGGCGTAAAGGACAGGAACCTTTATGAAGTCATGCGGCAGAGCATGGCGGCGCGCCGTCAACCCCTGTTGATTATGATAACGACCGCCGGAACTGTCCGGGAATGTATATTCGACGATATGTATACATACGCCACGCAGGTTGCCGACGGCGCTATTACGGACAAACATTTCCTGCCCGTGCTGTATGAACTGGACGACCGCAGCGAATGGACAAACCCGGCGGCATGGATAAAAGCGAACCCTGCGCTTGACAGCATCAAGAAGCGGGACGACCTGACGCAAAAGGTTGACCGCGCAAAACAGAACCGCAGCGAGCTTTCCGGCGTTCTGTGCAAAGAATTTAATGTCCGGGAAACGGTCAAAACGGCGTGGTTATCCTTTGACGACATCAACAACGAAAGCACATTCGACCTTGAAGCATTCCGGGGCGCATACTGTATCGGCGGCGTTGACCTGTCCATTACAACAGACCTGACTTGCGCAAGCCTGCTTTTCATGTGCCGGGGCGACGACCGAAAATATATCGTGCAAATGTACTGGCTGCCCGCAGACCGCCTGCAAGAGCGCGTGCAGCAGGATAAAATCCCCTATGACAAATGGTTTGACCGTGGCTTGCTGCGGCTTTGCGCGGGCAATTCTATCAACTATTCCGACGTGACGGCGTGGTTCTGTGAAACCGTAAAGCAGTACGACCTTTTCCCGGCGTGGGTATATTACGACAGCTATTCCGCCCGGTACTTTGTGGAAGAAATGCAAATGCAGGGCTTTAACATGGTTCGCTGCATACAGGGTGCGAAAACCCTGTCTTTGCCTATGCAAATGTTGGGCGCGGATTTGCAGGCGCACAAGGTTATTTATAATAACAGCCCAGTTTTGAAATGGTGCCTGACAAATACGGGCATACAGACAGACCGCAACGGCAGTATCGTTCCGATAAAGAATCAAAGTCCGAAGCAGCGCATTGACGGCACGGCGGCATTGCTGGACTGCTATGTTGGGCTTTATGAGCATTACAACGAATACACGGCGGCAATATGACTTTCCCATAATGCGCGCCAGTTAAAGGATGGTATTCTATGAAGTTAAAAGATAAGAAAATCGAGATTTTATCCGTAACGAACACCAAAGACCCGGACGGTTTCCCGGTTGAAACGCTTACCCCCATTGCCCCGCCCTTATGGGCGTATTTCCGGCAGCTGTCCGGCCGAGAGGTTTACGGAGTGTTAAGGCGACCGAGGAAGTCCAATTTGTTATCAACTGGCGGAACGACGTGACGACCGCGCATATTATCCGCTACAAGGGCGTTCTATACGATATTACCCGCGTGGACACGTTCGAGGGGTATAAAAATGACCTGACCCTGTATTGCAAGAAGAAAACATAGTATTTCAAAATATTTTATCATAATTCACAATATTTTATTGCGTTTTTTACCCTTTTATGCTATACTGTATTTTGGTAAATTATACGGGAGGGCTTGTTCTATGGTTTATAGCTATAATAAGCTGTGGAAATTGTTGATAGACCGAAAGATTACAAAAACAGAAATGCGTAAAAGAGCGGGTATCAGTACAAATATGCTGGCTAAAATGGGTAAAAGCGAGCCGGTTTCCATGGAAACCCTTGCAAAGATAAGCACCGTTCTTGAATGCGGGCTTGATGATATTGTGGAAATACAGAGCGACGCAGAGAAAGGTGGTAAAAAATAGTGGCTGGAAATAGTAATTTAAACGATTCTGCAAAAAATAAGCAGGACGAATTTTATACACAGCTTTCCTTGATTGAAAGCGAGTTGAAACACTATAAACAGCATTTCAAAGAGAAAACCGTTCTCTGCAACTGTGACGACCCCTTTGAAAGCAATTTTTTCAAATTCTTTGCAATGAACTTCAATTCTTTAGGACTGAAGAAGTTGATTGCGACCTGCTATGCAACGTCCCCCGTTGTGGGGAAAGAACTGGATTATTACGAGGACACAAGCGGACAGCTTTCTTTCCTGCCCCAAACGAACACTATACCCGCGAATGAAAAACGCCGTCCATATCGTGTGGAAATAACGGAGGTAAAGGATGAAAACGCCGACGGAAGAACCGACCTTGCGGATGTTGAGTATTTGTTGAAAAACAAGAAAAACGTTCTCACTTTATTAAGCGGTGATGGTGATTTCAGAAGTCCGGAATGTGTGGAACTGCTTAAACAATCGGATATTGTTTGCACAAACCCGCCGTTTTCTCTGTTCCGTGATTATATGGCACAACTCGTTGAATATAAAAAAGATTTTTTGATTATCGGCAACCTTAACGCTGTAAAGTATAAAGAAATTTTACCTTTGTTTATGAAAGACAAAGTATGGCTTGGTTATAATAGTGGACATTACTGGTTTAAAGTCCCCGATAGCTATGAGGAAAAGAAAACAGATTTTAGAATTGATAAAGACGGACAGAAATGGCGGCGCATGGGTAATATATGCTGGTTTACAAACCTTGATATAGAAAAGCGGCACGAGGACATGACGTTATTTAGAAAATACGCCTCTAAATTATATCCTAAATATGACAATTATGACGCTATTGAGGTAAGTCGGACGGCCGACATTCCGTGTGATTATTACGGGGTTATGGGTGTTCCCATTACTTTTATGAGCCAATATAGTCCTGAACAATTTAAAATTGTTGGGGTTCTTAACAGTGGTAGTGCAAACGAATATGATTTTGCGAAAGCTGTTTTGAATGGAAAGCAACTGTACGCTAGAATCCTAATTCGCAGAAAGGCGGCAACAAAAAATGAAGATTGAATTGCATGAAATACCTGTCCGCGAAGTGACGAACGGCTATGTAGACAGTGCGGAAAACGGCGTTGTCGGATATGGCGGCCGGTTGAATATTCGTCCGGCTTTTCAGCGCGAATTTGTTTACAAAGAAAAGCAGCGTGATGAAGTGATACATACCGTGGTACGGAATTTCCCTTTGAATGTCATGTATTGGGTTAAGAGCGACGACGATAATTTTGAATTGTTGGACGGACAGCAGCGAACAGTTAGTATCTGCCAATATGTTGCGGGCGATTTTTCCGTTGATATTGATGGAATGCCGCGCAAGTTCGACAATCTGACAGATACAGAACAAGAACAAATTTTAAATTATCCGCTTATGATTTATATTTGTGAGGGAACGGATAAAGAAAAACTGGACTGGTTCAAAATCATCAATATCGCAGGTGAAAAATTAACCGACCAAGAATTGCGAAACGCCATTTATACGGGCGAATGGCTTACCGAAGCAAAAAAGTATTTCAGCAAATCACAGTGCCCTGCTTCACAAATTGCAGGCGATTATTTGACAGGCCCTGCAAACCGTCAAAAAGACCTTGAAACAGCATTAAAATGGATTGCGGCTCGTGACGGCATTGAAATTGAAGATTATATGTCACAGCACCAACATGACACAAATTGTAATGAATTGTGGCTGTATTTTCAAACCGTTATAAACTGGGTAAAAGCCACTTTCCCACATTATCGCGGTAGGCTGATGAAAGGACTTGACTGGGGAATTTATTTTAACAAATACGGTACAGGAAAGTACGACGACCCGAAAACGCTTGAATCCCGTATTGTCGAACTGTTAGACGACGAGGATGTTTCAAATCAAAAGGGCATTTATGAATATCTGTTTGACGGACAGGAACGGCATTTGAATATCCGTGCGTTTTCCCCAAAAATGGCACGGACAGCATACGAACGGCAAAAGGGTATCTGCCCAAAATGTGGCAAGCATTTTGAAATTGAAGAAATGCAGGCCGACCACATAACCCCATGGAGCAAGGGCGGAAGAACGATTGCCGAAAACTGTCAAATGCTTTGCGCGGACTGCAACCGCCGTAAAAGTGACATATAATGCGTTATCGTTTAGTATCTGCTTGTAGATTTAAGCGACAAATAAGCGACAAATGGGCATAAGAAAGCGGCGGGAATCCTTATTTTACAAGGGTTTCCGCCGTTCTGAATATACTCCTTTTCAAAATATACGTCGACGCCCAGCAGTTTCAGTTCCCGAACCGCCTCCAGCATGGTCACCGTGTTTCTCGCAAACCGCGCGATGG